GGCATAGGCACGCAGGGAGTTGAAGTTGCAGCACAGCGTTCGCGGTGCCAGCTCTCGAACAAGATCCCAAAACTCGTCCACAGTAGGTGCATGTGCGATTCGAGACCAGACATCGTCAGCTCTCGGAATCGGATCCTCGAGGACGGGACTGAGCCCTCCTGCGACAATGTCTCCGTCCTTGATCGCATAGTCGAGCATCTTCTGTGGTGTGCGACCGCATGGTTGTATATTCGGGTGGTGGCCGTCAACATCAAAGCGTCGCGGGTTCCTGATGTCGACGCGCCGTCCGAAGTCGACGAAAGCATGGAGATGAATTCCTCCATCAGCGTGAGTTTCTCGTGCAATGAGACACTCAGCTGGAAACGACGTAATAACGTCGTGAACTCGCCATTCGTCGAGGTCTCCGCACTGGGCGTAGGTGAGGAGGACATAGCGGGCTTGGACGCGAAATGATGAGTCAGCCATTCTTGGCAAAATTCCTCAGGCGAGCAGCGATAACATTGTCTGCTCGCCTCAATGAGGAATGAGGAAGCCGGGCGACGCGTCGGGTATTTAAGCACCCCGACCCCCCCTCTCCCCCTCTCTTCACCTCTCAACCTTTTCATTCTCTTCATCAGCCATTCTCCCTCGCCATCCAATCATGTCGCAACGTGTCACATTGCGCCCCACTGATTGGTCATACGTCAACGGAGACACGCAACAATCGTCCGATTCTCAATCAACTGTGGAGCATTGCCCCGCATGCCGCGCCGCACAACCCGATATCGTTTCCGCTCGCGTGCGTATCGCCGCCGCCGTCGCATTCGCGCGGCAATTGCGGCTCGAGCTAGACGAACTCGTTTCTTTGCTCGACGTCGCACCCCCCGACGGCGCATACTGAACGTCGCCGCCATCAAGAAGCATGACAACATGCTTCCGTTTGTCAGATCACCTGATGGTGGTCTGACTATCGGACCGATGGTCACTGGCGTTGGGTTCGCGTCGCTCTTCATGCCAAGTGCCCGGAAGCTGGGTCATGACACTGCGGGTGAATCCAACCGTGAGCGTCAGCTGACCTACTCGGTGGGGTACAAGGAACGGGTGGAGGTCAATATCCAGGGTGGAGGTGTTTGGAAGTGGAGACGCCTCGTATTCACTTTCAAAGGCTCCGCTCTCTATCGCGGTGAGATGTCGTGGAACCAACCATTCCACAACAAGGCCACCGACCCGGAGGGATGCGACATGGTTCGGCTGATTTGTCAGCCAACCACCGATCAGCAGCAGGAGATTCGCAGGATCGTGTGGGATGGAACCGAGGGTCTTGATTGGTCGTCGGAGTTCACGGCTAAATCGGACACGTCACGCATTACCCCGCTCTACGATCGGACCTTCACGTTCAACCCGCGCAACGAGAGTGGGTACTCTCGGACTTTCCGGTTTTGGCATCGCACCGGAAAAAATCTGATCTATGACGAGGATGAGCAGGGTGGAGCTCAGCCTGCACCTGGCTCATTCGTGTCGGTCGAAGGGAAGCCTGGAATGGGGGATCTCTACGTCTATGACATCGTGTACCTAGCAGTTCCCGCAGCTGGTGGCAATGCGTCCATGCAGTGGTCACCGGAGGGAACATACTATTGGCATGAACGCTAGACTAGGCAATGAGAGACTGAGTGAGATGAACTATCGTACAATTCCCGCGCAACCAATTGAGATCCACGTGCCCCACCTCCTCTGGGTCTTCATTCATCAGCCAGATGGTGGGTCGACCCCACGTGATGGTGGTCTTGCCACGGTATTTGTCAGTGACTGTGAATGTTTTCTGCGCCCCAAGCCAACCCTTGTAGGCAGGGAAAAACTGAAAGTTCCCCTGGATGTCGTCCATGACTGCGTACTGAGCCTCGTCGATGTTGGTCTTGACGTCATCGACGTTGAACTGCAGGCAGCAGTAGATGTGACGACCCAATGAACGTGCCCACAAAGTCTTGCCCAACCGAGTCTCGCCCCAGAGGATCAAGCTTCGAGGACGCTCAACTGCCAGAAGAGTCAGTCACCACTGCTTTTACTAAGCTGACGTCGCGCGACGTCAGCTCTGCGGGTTAGGGTTAGGGTCAATGGTTAGGGTTAGGGTTAGGGTTAGGGTTAGGGTCAACGGACTACTACCTACCAGCTCCAGACAGGTTGTCACGAACCCATTCATCGAGTTCCGGAACTCCTGCAGTGCTAAGTCGAACGGACGCGGGGTGTTGATATTCAACAGCCGGGGGTCGATAGTGCCATTCGGCATAGGCACGCAGGGAGTTGAAGTTGCAGCACAGCGTTCGCGGTGCCAGCTCTCGAACAAGATCCCAAAACTCGTCCACAGTAGGTGCAT